ATGGTGGGTAGATTGAGCTCTAATACTGCAGAAAAAAGACCTGGCAATAACCGAAAAACAAACTTCACGGCACGTGGAATAATCTCACTTTCAAAGCCTGGCTACCATGCAGATCCAGAGAATAAAGGCCTCTATCTACAGATAACCAAGTTTAAAGGCTCTATAACTAAAAGCTGGATTTTTCGGTTCTCAAGCCCCATAACACTCAAAAGACGGGAAATGGGCATTGGCTCACTTGAATCATTCTCTCTAGCTAATGCTCGATTAAAGGCCTTGGATTTAAGGCGTTTAATCCTAGACGGGGTTGACCCTCTAGAACAAAGAATTGTTAAACGAACAAAAGCTATTGAAGCAAACAACAATTCAATTACCTTTTCGGATGCAGCCGACAGGTGCATTAAAACTAAGCAAGCCGAATGGTCAAACTCAAAACACAAAGATCAATGGGTAAGCACAATTAAGACCTATGCCCTACCAATCATCGGAAAACTCAAGGTTGATCAGATCACCACTGCTCACATAGTTAAATTATTAGAGCAAGAAATCAAGAAGAAAAATGGCGAGGTTGAGGGATCATTTTGGAAAGTCAGGACGGAAACTGCCACAAGATTACGTCAACGCATTGAAGTGATTCTGGACTGGTGCAAGGCTCATAAATACATTAGCGGTGATAACCCAGCACGCTATCAAGGAGCCCTATGCCATCTATTGCCTAAGGCCAGCAAGATTAAGAAGGTTGCACACCACCCTGCTCTGCCGTTTCAAAGGATTGGTGAATTCATTGGTGACTTACGAAGTCATATGGGCTACTCTGCCTTTGCCTTGGAGTTACTAATCCTTACCGCCACTCGCACTAGCGAAGTTATTGCGGCGAGATGGAGTGAATTTAATCTAGAGACAAAGGTTTGGACTATTCCCGCTGAGCGCATGAAGGCCGGAAAGGAGCATCGAGTACCGCTAAATACAAGGGCGATGGAAATCCTCGATCATCTAAAAACCATCAGGGTGAACTCCCATTTATTCCCTAGCTCCCTGCATAAAGAGCGCGCTCTATCCAATATGGCTCTACTTGCAATGATGAGAAAGATGCCTAAGTACACAGACTTTGTACCGCATGGATTTAGATCTACATTTCGAGATTGGGCTGCCGAGACTACGGAATACTCAAATGAGACAGTCGAGTTAGCTTTGGCGCATACGATTCAGAACAAGGCCGAGGCCGCCTATAGGAGGCAGGACCAACTAGATAAGCGAGCATGTTTGATGGGCGATTGGGGAAATTTTATCGAAAAGCGCCTGAATCATTAGTCCGCTAACGACCCATTGCTGCTTTTGGGCTAGTCCCATAGCACTCTCTCAAGGTGAGAGACATCCACAAACCCTTTGAAATTCCCGCCCCATTTATTCTTGGGGCATAGGCTTTCCTAATATTCGCCAACTGTACGGATTAATTCTTTATCCCAGACTAAATTTCCATTCCCGAAAAAATTGAGATCGAAGGCGCAACGTCGTAGGTGGTTACTGTTTATTGTCTTTGATCAACCGCTTTTGAAATAGATCTCTCAATGAGCTATCAAAGATAAGTTGCTTAAAAACTAGTAATTAATTAATTTTTTTACAAGCTTATACACGGTTGTTCCACTGACACTTTTATGCCAGTCTTCCACTGGGGGAGAATCCTTTCTTTCAGCTCGCGCAATAGCGTCACGAACACTTCCCTCGGGGAATTTCCTAGGGTCAATTGCCTTGTCATAGGTTGGCAAGTTTTTACGTAAACGATCATCACATTCTTTTGGTGAACCTACTCCATGACCATCCTCAAAATGGAGTAGCAACCAAAACTCAAACTTTGGATTACTCAATGCAAAACCATAACTCTCTGACTCAAGGGACCAGTTAAATAGTTGCGCCAAATCATTTTCGCTCCAGCTATCCTTATCGACAACAATCCATGCCTCGTCACCTTTTCTTAATTTCTTTAATCCAAGGTGACTGCGCATACGCTCCAGGGACTGTAAAGGTGAGCTACTAGTCTTCTTATCGTGAAGGCAGGTCGTATGGATTACGGTAGATCTATCGTTGAAGATAGCAAAGTACTGCGGCTCTGTTTTTATTCCTTCAACTGAAATAACAAAAACTCGCCTATACCTACTGCCACCAATATTTCGCTCAAATTTTCTACGATTTGAAGTCATGAGTTAGAGCCTATTTGATATCGCCAGAGATCAAGGATCCACTTAACAAAATCCTTGGTATTCCACCCAAACGACCATCTAAATAACTCTTTCTTATATCCTTGTCATACCTTACATCTTCGTAATCACTAAAAGAAATAAGGTGAGATGCTCCAAGAAGATCGCGCTCTGCAACCCACATTTCATCGCGCCGTAAAAGACTTTGATCCATCAAAAGAGCGTCATGGGTAGTGAGTAAAAGTTGTGAACGACTATCCGTAGTGCAGTTTTGCAGATATCCCTCAAGAAGTCGACGAGTTAATAGGGTATGTAAACTTCTATCTACCTCATCAATTACATAAACTTTATTAGATTTTTTTGCAGAAATTTCTAAAAATGCTGGTAGCAAGTCAATTACCCTCTGCGACCCATCTGATTCTTGTCGAATTTCGAACTGAACTTCACCTCCATTTTCAGTCGCATGAAAGGCGACTAATTTTTTAGCGATTAACTCGCCAGATTTTCTTGTGACAACAAAGCGCTCATTTGATGGTTGAGCCATAAGCCGTACAGTCATCCCCTCAGCAATCTCCTCCTGGAGTTTTGAACGGATAGCATCAGGCAGAGGGAGATTATCAAAAGAAATTCCCTCTCCTCCAAGGTGAGTAATCCCAGTATCCAACAAGGGAATCATTTCATTCATTGTCGAATAAAGAGGGTGACCCTCATCTAGAAATTGCTCAAAAGCTTCAAATCTTGAATCGGGCGCGACTAACTCCAAACAATCCTTAAACCAATCATAGATTGGTCGAAAATTATTCACTTGCTGTGAAACTGAATTTGTAATGAAAAGTTGATTATCTCTAGTCCCACGAAATGCGAACCCAAGAAAATCATCCTTTTCTAAAGAAGAATCAAAGTTTGGCAATCCATCATGACGATCAAATAAAACTTTTTCGCTGCTACTATTTATTAAGGTCAACTTTTCGCTAATGACAGACTTCCAATCTACAGCAAAGGAGTATTCATATATAAGATCATTAATAAGTAACTCAAAGTTAAATTTTGTTGGCCTTTCAATTGACTTTGAATCTAATTTAAAAGTTTCTACCGGAATTAAAGCGTCTGGTTGAGTACCTTTCACGATTAAATTTTTAGCAAAATTTAGCGCCTTAAAGAAATTTGTCTTACCAGAGGCATTACCTCCATAAATTGCAGCAACTGGCAATATTCGCATTTGGTATTTTGAGACCCGCGGAACCCGTTCTCCATGCTGCCTTTCACGGCTAGCAATCATGGAAAACTCTTCTTTTCCAGAGAAGGACAGCCAATTTTCTAAAGTGAATTTAATTAACATTAGTCTAATTTATGTAGTTTTTACACCGTTAATAGGCAAATTTTAATGAAAATCTGTATTTCTTCTATGTTAAATGAGAAATAATCTCTTTAAACATGATTTACCGTGTAATTCTAACTCCATTTTTAAAAAAGGATGAAAAGTCCACCCCCCCCCTAAATCCCCCTCTCAAAATGCGGTACATCTACAAATCCCCTGAAATTCCCACCCCACCTGTTCTTGGGACTTAGGCTCTCCCAGTATTCGCCAACCGTACGGATGAGTTCCTTATCCCAAACAAGCCTTCCATTCCAGAAGAAGTTCAGATCGATAGCGCAGCGTCTTAGATGATTGCTATTCATCGTTCGAGATCTACCGGTTTTGAAGTAAATTTGTTGTTGCTCTGGTGAGCGCCAGAGCTCACCTCCAGTAATGACCCACCCTTCTGCTGTTGCAAATTGAATAAGCCTGCTGACGTCGATTAGAAAGGCTGCTTGCTCCGTTACTAGGCTGCTCATTGCTCTTCTTTTTTCTTTGATCCATGCATGCGCATTTCAAAAATCTTCTCGACTGATCTACCGCCAAAGTAAGCCAGCATGACTAGCTGGCCCCACTCGCCAAGGAGCTTTACATAGGCTTCATTAATGTCTATCCCCATTGCCGAGAGCAAAGCGAATAAGAGATAAGCGGTGAGGATATAAACCAAGGTTCCTGGTCTGATGTTCTTTGATAACTTGGAATCGCTACCTATATCGGATTGCCAGCGATTGGTTGCATTGTCTTGTGAAGCTCGATGCATCTCAGCAAGAAGTTTGGATTCCTCTATTTCAAGTTCTTTTTGCTTAAGCGTGTATTGCAATAAGAGTTGCTCTTGCTCGATCTCTAGTTGCTTGAGCTTAATCAGATCTTCCTGACTGGGATTGTCCGGAATGCGCGCCCCAATCTTGCTCTCAATGAATTCTTTGCCTTTAGCCTGAACCGCGCCCGCAAGTAGTCCAAGGCCATTGACGGCCAAGGTTTGGACTAGAGAAGTAATGATTGGAAGCATGTCATTAGTTCTTTTCTTGATGCTTGGAATATGGAAGCCCACCGCCCCACTACCGCCTGGGCTTTTCTTTGGTGTTGGCAGTGGGGCGCAGTTACGCGCGCCCACACACCATCGTTACTTCAACACCCACAGCCGCACCCAAACACCGGCCGCTAGCGGTGATCTTCCCTACTGCTAGCGTTTCTTGGCTCCTTTGCTTTCTTGTGTTGATTCTGTCTCGTGAGCCTTTTCTAATGTTTGCTCGTGAGTTGGGAGCCTTCCTTCAGCCATTAGTCCCTCTACTATTTCCATTAGGCGATCACCGTCATCCTCACCAAAGACTTTGGCCACTACTTCATATCCATACTTGGCGCAGAGCCTGTCGTACTCCTGTTCTGGAGTAATAGTGGTCTTTGATGGGCGCTCGAACACCGTGACGTTCTCGCGCCCGAATAGATTTCGCAGGATGTTGGTCTCATACGGCGGCACATGTACATGGATAGTCGTGAATGCATCTCTACGTACTACCGCCTCCACCTCCTTAATCTGGAAGTCGCTATGAATGAGTTCTTTGTGGTTCATATTGATCTTCCTTATTGAATAGCCAATACCGCATGGGCATTAGCTCTTGAGATGGATAAAGCACAACGTAGGTTCACCATGGCGTACATAGCTAAGGTATCGTGCGGACGGATTGGGGCAACGATGTCTAGGTCGTCATCCCGCAGCTTCATAAAGCGGGTGTTGAGGAAATAGCAACGCTTGCTCCACTCCACCGTGCGATTAGCCATGGCATCAAGTTCATCAAACTGCGGATCCCAGATAATCTCCACGCCTTTGAAGGCTAGGCCAGTGTTAACACCAGCACCTACGCCAGCATCGATGTACTTGGTCTCACCTGATCCAGCGATATGGGTCACAGTAACCTGCTTGCGATAGGTATCGATGAACTTACCACCCGCGATAATGAAATCAGGGCTACCGCCATGCTTAATACATTGGCGCCATGCAGTCTCCATCTCGCCTACCAAGTTACCTGGCGATGTTGAGGCAATGTCTTTAACAGCGTAGTTACGCCAGTAACTTGCTTTGGCTCGATCTATACCGCCTACCGTTCCAGTATCTGGCGCTAAGCTAACTAGACTATCTAGACCAACTACCGCATCAGCACCATGTGAACCATCGCGATGGAGCTCCAGGTCTAACTTATTGAGGAAACCCTCTCTAAGAACCTCCAACTGCTCATCAAGCAGGTTAATGAGTTGTACACGCTCGTTGTATTCCAACTGAAAGCCTCGCGCCCCACCTTCTCTAACCTTAATACCGTTACTAAACAGTCGGTCGTAGTCGATATAAAGCCCATCAACAGCTCTGCGCCATGGGAAGGAGGCCTGTTCAGTGGTATTACGCTTATTGAACTTGACCGTCTCCTCTCCAAAGGCCCAGGTGAAGTTACTGCCATGCTCTTTGCGAATGTTCTCCACCACATTCTGTTTAGCCCCCAATAAGCTCTTGCGCCCTTGCATGAGCTTTTTCAGGAAAGGCCTCTCTACGGCTATTTGATCTACTGGGAGATTGCGTAAGTACTCGTCTAAGGAGACCTTAGCTAACTCTTGCAAGTCTGTATTTGAAATTGGCATATGCCACCCCTATCTATATTTATGAATTAGTTAGATTCATCCCGATTGATAGAGCGTGAACCTATCCATTGCTACGCTACTAGGCGCGACTCTAGCTTTAACGCGTCGTATGAATCAGTAGCACTGGCAGGAGCCTTTGCTACATGTATTCATTATTGGGTTGATTTAGCTGGGGATTGGATATTTCTGGGGTTTTTGTTGTTATCTTAGATATAGTTGCATAGCTAATTAATATCGGTTACACTGACTCCATGTTTGAACAATGCCTCTATTTCAATACAACCAGCCTAGCGCGCCAGCTAGAGAGGGAATGGACTAGTGCATTTAAGCCTTTCGGTCTAACCCCCTCCCAGGCTTTTATGCTCAGGGTAGTTCTAGATAAGGCACCCTTATTACAGAGTGAACTAGCTTTAGAGATGAATATAAGTCGCCCTACGACTACTCGCGGTCTAGATGGCCTTGAGAAACTCGGTTTCATAAAGCGCGTTGCCTCTGAAAAAGATGGTCGGGAACAGGAAATTCACCCTACTGCTAGCGCTCTAAAGATCAAAGTTGACCTCAATACTGCTAGCGGCACTGTTACCAAGCGCATGAAGAAATTACTAGGAACCAATGAATTTGAATCAGTCGTAGCTCAAATGAGGTCTATTACATCAGCCCTTAAGTGAGCTTTTTATTTAAGTAATAGTTGCATAGCTAATTACTTTTAATTAACCAAGGAGAAAAAATATGCCAATATTGAATGTAAAAGTAAGTGGAGAAAAGAATGCTGCTACCACTAAAGCTATACATGACCTACTCTTAGATTTGACTCACAGGATTCTGGGCAAGAAAAAGGAAGTAACCGCTATTGCGATTGACTATGTGGATCCACAATGCTGGATGGTCGGGGGTAAGCTATTAAGCGAACAAGGTAAAAATAGCTTTTACTTTGATATCAAAATCACTGATGAGACCAATACTAAGGATGAAAAGGCTAAATACATAAAAGAGGCTTTTGAAGGATTTGAACGAATCCTAGGCAATCTTCACGAAGAGAGCTATATCTATGTTCAGGATGTTAAAGCTGCAAGTTATGGATATGGTGGGAAGACTCAGGAATATAGATACCACCAGTAGTCATTGGCTACGACGCAATTGTCTTTATGCCCAAAGTGTTACTGCTACACCTTGGGCATAAATGAGCGTTTATTTAGATGTGGCCGTCAAGGATTCGCAAGCCGCTCCGATGTCGCGCCCTTGACGGAATTACGTTGTCGATTCATTTTAGATCCCCATATTGCCAAGATGCTGAGCTATTCGGTCCATGGGCTGTTCAGAACAAGCAACAGGCGCACCCAGGGTGGCTGTTCTAGCTCTAATCGGCTGCGGCGCTTGGCTCACAATTTTTATCTTAGACCAGTCTGGCTTTGGCAAGCCTATTGAGTTGTAGATAGTCTCGATCACCGGCCACCATTCAAATACTCCATGGTTTTGTACAAATACATTCATATAAAACGGATCGTTCATGTATTTAGCAAAGAGCTCAGACTTATAGCAATGATCCACCTCCCCCTGTCTCGTCGATAAATACTTGAGCATCTCCTGCTTAGCCTCCTTAACAACACTGAACTGATCCTTATTTAGGTAAGAATGGCCTGCCTTTTCATTCCACTTCTCTGTTTTACTTCTCTCAATAGATTCCATCATGCTACCTACGAGTTCGCCTTCAATCTCATAGCTATGCAACTTATCTAAAAGGTCTTCTACCCTTGACTTAAGTGCATCATTCTCTTTAGCAAGATCGCGATTGGTATTAGCCATCTTTTGAAATCGGTTTTCACTACGATTGGGTTGTGTCGCCTCCTCTACTTGCTCCTTGGGCGCCTCCTCCGTTGCGCTAAGGACCCTTTCAATCAGATCTTTACCACTCTCAACCTGAATGGAGGGCTGCGGCTCAGCCTCAACAGTAAGTACAACGGGAGGCGGCAATAACTCGCCGATGTCACGAGCAACTATTAGCTCTGACTGGGGATTAGATGCCAATGAAGGTATCTCAGCCGGTACAAGCACTTCACCTTTTACCGGTGAAAAGACAGGCTCTACACTTTCCTCTTCAGCCTCTAGCACTTGCGCAGGATTCTCTCCTTCGGTCTCTGGCTCTTTACTGAGGCTATCAAGCAAGGCAACAGACTTGTGCTGAGTCTTATGCTTAGATTCTTCCTCTTGCTGGAGTGCCGCCTTTTCTGCAAGTCTTCGCTCAAGGTCTTTCTGCCTCTCTAATCTAGCTGCTTCCTTTGCAGCAACCGCTTGTAGTCGTGCCACTTCATCTTGGGCTGCCTTCTCATCAGCGTTTCTACGCCGCTCTTCATCTGCCAATTGTTTGACCTTAGCTTGCGCTTCTTGCTCCGCTTTCTCTAAGGCGCGCTCTTCTCTTGCCTTGATGCGTCTGGCAACGGCTTCTGCTGCATTTTTCTCTTCAGCTTCTTTACGCATTTGCTCTTGCTGGCGCTTGGCTTCGCGCTCTTGCTCCTTCTGTATCAAACCTCCTTTGCTTAATACTCCAGAGCTAAAGTTTTTCACTTCTTGTGTCATCTACCATCTCCTCTTTTGAATGTTGATGCTTACCTTGCATTTCCCTACCGACTTCCCATTGCCAATTCATTGAAATATCCCTGTAACCAGGGGCTTGCTTTTCAATCTTGGGTATAAATTGATTGGAATCGATTCGATCGTCATATCGCAAGAGAGTCTCTTGTAGGAGGTTACGGATATGTTCGTAATCCATCCCTCTTGCTTGCAGGTTTTGCATTTGAATGGATAGGCTGGTAATCATTGGCAGTACTTTTAACCAGCCTTCCTTCTCCTCAATGCCATCAGGTGAGCCAGTCGTTCCGGCTCGGATACGCAGGTCAACCATTTCAAAGATTCGTTCTTTAGTAAGTTCTGGCCAATCGTATGTTTTCTCCTTGGTCGTGATGGTCTGGCCATCAACCATGGTTGTTCTGCTGATTGGCGCGCCCACATAACGCTCTACCTGTTCTTTTGTGAGCTCTTGCAGCAGAACCTGGGCGCTGTATTGCGCGATCTCTTGCAACCAATCCTCGATCTGGTCTTTGAATTCAAATACGCGCCCTGATAAGGCTCTTTGCAGAATATTGGCTTCTGTAGCTGTCTTAGGCCTTACTACGGTAGACCTTGCTGCATCTTGCAAGCCTGTAACTTGCTCCCAGTCATAACGTACTGCGCTGGTGTCATAGACGATCGGGTCTATTTTTGGGTGACCCCTTGGAATAATGACTTGGTTAAGGGGTTTGCCTTCTGTATCCACAATCGTGATCTCACCAAATCGAGAGTCTGAGTATTTCTTAATGGTCTTCTCATTGATATCTGCTGAGGCTACCCATCCGGGAATACAGAGGTCTCGATGTTGATTGAATCGATCCCTTGCTTCATTGTGTTCATCCTGCAGGCGTTCAGTGAGATCTACTAAGCTTGGGCCAACAAAATGACCATCAACTACCTGGTATGGCAATAAGAAGAATGGATACCAACGCTCTCCAGCCCTGGGTGGCGAATAAGGCTCTCTTAGCCAATCCGTTGCGCCCTCCACCATTGTGTATACACGCTGAGTAGTCCTATCCCATATCTCTAGAACCGCAATCTGCTGATCATCACTCACTGGCCCAGCATCTAAATGCATTGAAGCTAAGCGTCTAGTCTTCTTATGCGATGGCTCTCCTTGTCCTGGTTGATAAATCTTCGCATTGGCGAGATTCTTTTTATATAGAGCCTCAGCTTGGGATCTTTTCATGGGAATGACCTGGCACATCCAATCTGCATCTGTGTAATCCCAGAACTCACAGATGGATGGGTCAATGAGGAGGTTCTCTGTGAGGACCCTATCAATGACTAAGCCTTCAGCAGATTGCACTTCTGATTGTTCTTGTAACGACGCAATGAGTTGTTCTAGCTCAGACCTTCTGGAATCATGCTGACCATCTTGATTTTTATCTTGGAGATCTCTCTCGAACTCCTCTATATGCAGCAGGTTCTCTTGGGCATCATTAATACGTCCCTGAATATATGCATCCTCATGGACATTTCTTTGGTACATCACCTTTAGGATTCCAAAGCTACAGGTCAATGCCGCCCTGACTGTGGACTTAGCTCGATTCTTTAGCTGGGCATGCTCTAGAGCCCTATTGGTAACTTTTTCTAGGGTGCTGCAAAAGAGCTTGATATCCGCGCCCGCATGGGCTGGAGTAATTGAGATCTCTGGGTTACGTGCATACACATTAGGCAGAACCGCAGAGATAGTTCCATGGATTAAATTGGCTCTTAGGCTGTAGAACTCTTTACTCGTAGGATCTGCATTCCAGTTAAAACCAGCAACAGTATTACGGTTGTGCTTTAAACGCTTATGAAAGGTGGACCAATGAGCGCGCGCATGTTTAATGCGGGCATTCCACTTTTGTTGAAGAGCTTTTGGGTCTTGAGGCAC